ATCATAATATCTCCTGTGATTGTTAATTTTGGTGAGAACCTAATGTAAACATATTTTTTGTGTCTGCAACAGAATTATTATTAAATGTTTTCTTGACATCGAGTTTATGGTATAACATGAGACAGAAAAAAGAATGAAAGCACAAACAAATGTCTTTGGAAGAATAGTTAAAAGATATGATATGCCTTTAGAGGCTATTGACGATTTAAATCATAAATATGAAGAGCATAAAAAAAATCTTGGTTCTTTTGGTCCAAGACTGGCAGGAAGATTAGATTCTGAACTTGAGTTCACACATCACATTGGTGAAACCAAAATATCTAAAAACATAGTTGATTGTATGAATGATTACATTGAAACACTAGAAAAAATAAATTTATATAAAGGAACTAAACAATTAGAAATTTTAAGTTGTTGGATAAATGATATGAAAGAAGGAGAGTACAATCCTCCTCACACTCATCATGACAACACTGGTTGGTCTAGCGTAATGTTTTTAAAAATTCCAGAATTTATTAATGATGTTAAAGACCCACATAAATTTAAAGATGGTCAGTTAGGTTTTACAGACGTTGATGGTGTACACACCACGTGGATGGAACCTGAAGTAGGTCATTTTTATATTTTTGAAGCTAGACATCAACACTGCGTTATGCCGTTTAAAACTAAAATAAAAGGAGAAATTAGAAGATCAATGTCTTTTAATTTTATAGAACATGTTAAATAAAAAAATTACATTTTGCGCAACCAATAAAGACATGATTGATATATGGCCACATCCTCAACCAGCGTCAAGATTTATTCCTGATGAATATAAAAAATTAGAAAGACATCTTGAAGGTAATATTCATTCTCCAACATTAAAAACATGTATGCCTTTTTTAGACTCAATGACCGCTGGTTATATTATACCTTTTGATCAAGATTATGTAGTAGACTCTGTTGAGGATGATTTTTCTGTAACTCCAGCAAATAGAAACGAACAGGATTTTGGTTTTCATAATCAAACACAATTACCTTCTTCTTGGAAAAAAGTAACAGGTGAAAATGCAGGTAAATTTCATAATAAATGGTTAATTAGAACACCTCCAGGGTATAGCTGTTTATTTATTAAACCTATGAATAGATTAGAACCTAGATTTGAAATAATAGCAGGGATAGTGGATACTGACACATATATAAATACAATTAACTTTCCTTTTATTTTACACAAAAGAAATGAACAGTTTATAATAAATAAAGGTGAACCTATGGTTCAGGTAATCCCTTTTAAAAGAGAATCATGGAAAAAATGGTCTGGTTTCTATATGGAAAAACTTCACGCAAAAACAATAAATCTATTAGATAGTCAGTGGATTGATAGATACAAAAAAATGTTTTGGAAGAAAAAAAGTTTTAAATAATTACGAATAATTTGGATCGTAATCTTTCCAAGTTTTATCCTCAGTATTAGTTGTGCCGTTAGTTTCATCATCAGCTACGGCTGCCCTATAATCTAATATGGCCTCTTCTATTTGAAGTTTTCTAGTTTCTGCCCATGTAAGTAAATTAGCAATAGTTGTAGATCCAACTGCATCGCTTGTAGCACTTAAATTAGTATTACCAGTCATCATGCCAGTAGAAGGATCTTTTGTTTGTATTTCATTTTGTCCTGGTAAGTTATTCCAAATAACTACGTGAATATTATTTGGACACCAAGCATCTACCCAGTTTTTACCTTTATCAGCCCATTCAATATGATATGAATTATCTAGAAGAATGCTTTCTCCGTTTGAAATTACTATTTGTGTTGCCATTGATATCTCCTAATGTTTTATAATATAGTTTACGACCACAAAAGGTGAGAATGAATTTGTTCCTGCAGCCGTAACGGATCCAGTTAAACTTGTTGTAATATTACCAGTTAAAGTTCCTGATAAAGTGTGAGAGTGATTATGTCCAGTTCCTGAACCAGCGTTTCCTACAATATTTTGACCATCACGATTAACACTCGTTCTTGCAATTGCGCCCGCTTGGTTCCCTGAACTGCCTCTTTGATAACTATCTGTAGCAGTGTGCGTGTGACTTGCCAGTTGAGCAGTAGTCAAAGACGTATTATCAATACTACCAGTAATAGTCACAGATTGGTTTGTAGCGTTTGTTGCAGCTTGATTATTAGTTACAGCAACAGTAACTGTGTTAGCTCCACCTGTACCCGCTAAGTTGTAAGTATTACCATCAAAACCTTGTGGCATTTTACCTTGTAGGTTTGGAACATTGAAAGTAGTTGAGTCATCACCTGTGCCGTAAGTAGTTCCAACAACTGCAAATAAATCTGCGTATGTAGTTCTCGATACGGCCGCACCATCACATAAAAGATAACCATCAGGAGCTGTTGTTTTTGTCCAAGGCTTGATAGCCCCTACTTCACTTCTATTTACTATATCTTGTAAGTTAGCCATAATTAATCGTTATACTTTAATAACCAACCGTTGTCACTGTCATAAAACACCAACGCTATAGCAGCACGGTTAGTTGAAATTGTTAAGTCTGATGTTGCTCCCTGTATTTTAGAACCATTTCTTGCTACAGTGATATTGTTAGTGCCTGATGTACCATGTGAGTCAATTATTTTCACTTGATTTCCAATTGAAGGAGAGGAAGGTAAGGTAATTGTTACAGCAGTTCCAGATGTATCAACAAAGATGTTGTCACCATCCGAAGCTGTATAGTTTCCACTTTTTTCGATCCAAGACTCGCCTAAACCAGCAAGTGTAAAAATATCATACCAATTAGTTCCGTCAGTAGAAACTAATCTATATTTACCATTTGTAATTGTTAATGTGTTACCTGTAGCACCTAATCTTGCAGTGACGTCAGCGCCACCAGAAATGTTATTGTAAAGTCCGTAAGTTTTTTGTGTAGTTGGAAACTGTACTATGTGAGTGGTAGAAATAGTCCCAGAAAAAATAATTTGGTTTTGTCTTGCTTCGTTGTTAGCTTGAGATTGTGGTCCATCGTTATTTGTTAAAGTTGTAGGTCCTGTACCAGAAAGAGTTTTTGCATAGACACCAGCAATAGCAAACTCAAATACTTGAGAAAAGTTATTATTGGTAATAGTACCCCAAGTTCCTGAATTTTCCCCAGTGGTTTGTAGCTCTATTCTTAAACCTGTCGAAAATGTTGATGCCATTTAATCTCCTAATTTAAAATTTAATGATTATTTCAAAGTTTGTCAAAACTTTTTTTATGCAGCTTTGTGAACTTCCGTCCAACTTATTCCACTGTTTGAGTCATCCACTTGGCTCCAGAAGGTGCCTTGAAGATTACCTACACTACTAGTAACAGAATTGCCAGTGATTGTAAAGACCACATCTGTACGAATATTTACTGTCCCTACATTAGATGTTAGAGCTACACTTGGAGCTTCATAGCTAGTTTCTTGAGTTGCATCTCCAATACTGGACGTCAACCCTGCGGCTGTTACAGACACTGTTGCACCTGCTGTAACAACAGGATCACCTAAATCATTAGTAATTAGATTACCTGTTACATCTACAGGAGCAGATCCTGATGCTTCTTCATCTCCTAAAGATACGGTTGTTCCGTTACCTGTTAAAGTTACATTAGCATCTCCAGTTAATGTTAAAGATCCTAATGAAGGTGTTAAAGTTTGAGGTGCTACATCAATTGTAATTGGTAATGTTCCAGCTCTAGATACTAGTCCTTGTTCAGTTACAACTATGGTTGTGTTGTTATCACCAGAAATAGAGAAAGTGCCTATACTTGATGTTGCAGAAACACCTGTTACAAAAACAGAAGTACCTGGAGTTGTTGCTGCAGATGTTAATTCAACACCTGTAATTGTAGGTGCGACGTCACCTTGGAAACCTAGATCGCCTGGAGAAGAAGTTGCAGAAACACCTGTAAGTGCATATTCTGTTTCTAATATATTCCAAAGATTATCACTCCAACCAATAATTTGACCTGTTACTTGATTTGCACCACGTCCCCAACCAGATTGGAATACACCTGATGCATCCTCTTCACCTAGCGACGAGGTTAAAGCATTACCTGTTGCGGTTACGTTTGAATCTCCAGTAGCTACCTCAATCCCTAAAGCAGAAGTTAAAGCATTACCTGTTGCAGTAACTTCAGCAATACCAGTCGCTACAGCGGTCCCAGTCGTAGAAGTTAAAGCATTACCTGTTGCAGTTACATCAGCATTACCTGTTGGTGTTTCGTCACCTAGTGAAGATGTTAAACCAACACCAGATAAACCATTTGCTGTGCTTAAAATAAAATCACCATTGCCCCAAGAAGATGTACTCCATCCAAGTGGCACAGTAGTCCCTACACCTCTATTCCATCCTGTTAGTAATTGATTGTCTACGATAGTAGGATTAGGCATTGTCCCTGCAGTAGATGTGAGGGCATTGCCAGTTGCAGCATACACAGAAGCCTGTGATGCTTCACCAATATTAGACGTAATTGAAAGTCCTGTGACCCCAAATACGTTTGTGGTAACTAGGGAAACAGTACCAACAGAAGATGTGAGGCCATTACCTGTAGCGTTAACGGGTGCAAAGGTATCCCAAGCACCCGAATTCCAGGTTTGTCGGCCCCATCCTTGAAGAGAGGCCATAAATTATCTCCTATGCTATTCTAATTATTGCAGCAGTTGATTCAGCAGCAGGGAACGTAATTGTAAACGTGCCAGCAGTTGAAGTTTTTACAGCTCCGAAATCTAGAACACACACTGATGCGTTTGTTGTTAAACCAGATACAGTTGAGCTATTGTAAATAACAGCAGCTTGTGCAGAAATAGTTGCACTTGTAAATGATATATCATTAAAATCGCACACAGCAGAATCACCTGATAAAGTTGGAGTTACAGAAGTTAATGTTCCGCCACCCTCAGAATAAGTTCCTGAGTTTGCTACTTCATCAGATTGTGTGAAAGCAGTTGTTGATTTACTTAATGTTGCTTCGTTGTCGTATAGCGCAAGTTTAAAAGTATTCCCCGTCGTTGCCGTAAAA